TAGGGGGAGCATCATGATTTCAGGAAGCGTTATGCTTAATGCTTTCATCACATTGGCGATAGCTGCCTTGATTTGCTGGTTGATCTGGTGGTTGATTGGATACATGGGTCTGCCACAACCGTTTGATAAGGTTCTCAGGGTCGTTGTGGCGATCATCGCAGTTGTCTTTCTCATAAACTTTTTGCTCAGTTTTGCTGGACACCCGTTCATACGGTGGTAGTGTTGGGAAAACGGAAACCAACATCATTCACCATTGACGAGGATGACATGGCGCGACTTGAAGAGATAGGAGCTAGGCTCGAAATCAATAAAAGTCGTGCCGTGTCATTCGCAATCAATATGCTGCACAATTTGATGGAAAAAAGTTTTCCAACAAAAGAGGCGGAACCGAAAACTTACGCTGAAGTGGTGCTTTCGTCGGAGAGATTGAAACCGGAAGCACCTAAAATTGAAACTGAAACAGCGTTGAAACCGGAAGCAGGCCGGAAGCGTGGTGGTTGGCCGAAGGGTAAGCCACGGAAACCTGTACTTAGAGTTGTAATGGGAAGGGCGCATGAACAAAGCAATTAAGAACAATTTTATCGGGATAGGAAAAATCTCTAAAGGGGCAGTAGCCGGTCATAAAGTGGTGGCGCTTGACTTCATCGGCGAGTGTCCCGGTAGAGAGTGCAAACTGTTCAATGATTGTAATTATCTGAAAGTCGGGCCATGCCGACTTCGCAAGCTGTTCCTTTACCACATCATCAACACCTACGTTACGCAGATCACCGATCTCAAGCCGGTCCAGCTTACGAAAATCGGTGCGCTTCTGTTGCCATTGTGGGACCAACTTGTTCGATTCAAAATGGAAGAAGCCACGCTCTCGGAAATCACCACGAAAGGTGGGCTTATCAATCCGATTTATTCTGCCATTAGGGAAACGATCAAGACGATCCTGAAAGTCGAGGCGGAGTGTGTCAAAGTAAAGGGAAACATTGAGATTCCTAACGGATTGGATGAGCTAAACCAATATGGCGATCCAAATTTTTATGAGGAACTGACACAGGACTTGCCGGAAGTTCCGGAGAATATAGATGGGGAACTGCCAGAATCTCCAGAAGGTTTAGATTTGGAAGCTGTGACGGACGAAGCGAGCGCTGATCTTGGAATATAAAATCTCAGACTATCGAAACGGTGGAGAAGGGTTCTGTTTATGGGTTGAGCAGAATGTCTGTCTCCCGATTTACCCTCCCGGTCAAGTAATCCCAAAATGGGTGAAGATGAGTGAACTGCCACAGACAAAAGATAAGTATGGGCGGTCCTATCGAACCATGTGGGAGAACCAGAAGTACATCCTGACAGAAGCTCTGCAAATGCAAGAGGGGCGGTTCAAGCATCGCTTGGTCGTTTTCTGTTGGCCTAGAGGCGAAGGCAAATCCATGATTGCCTGCCTGATTCAGTTGTGGAAGTTTTTCAACTGGCCTCGGCAACAGATCATGCTTGGCGCAAACTCCAAGGATCAGGTCAAATTTGTCCATTACGATATTATGCGGGACATCGTTTACAACAGCCCGGAGCTTTTTCGGCGGGTCGGCGGCAAGAACATTCAGGAGAAAGAGATCCGGCTCAGAGACACCAAACAGAACGTAAGCTCCAAGATTCGTTCCATTTCTTCCTTCACGGGCATCGTGTCGAACATCACGGGATATACCTTTTCTGAAATGTTTGACATGAAGAACCCGGATTTCTTCGTCCAACTGGATGGCAGCATCCGTGGCATCCCCAACGCTATCGGCGTGATCGATTCAACGGTTTCCAGTAAACAGCACGTTCTTTACCAGCTTTATTTGAACCAAGAGAAAACCGAAACCCTTTATTTTTCATACAGGCACAGTAAGACCGGAACGCCAGAGGATTACTGGAATCCGAATATGACCAAGCAACAGCTTGACGATTATCGGATCAAGTTCCCGTTTGGCGAGTATGAACGATATTTCCTCAATCTCTGGTCGGCAGGGTCAGAGCGGGTTTTTACGCCTGAGATGATTGAGGCCACGCGGTATATCGGGGTCGATGGCAAGATCAATGTTCACAAGGACTTGATGGCCGCCCTCGATAAACGGACTCAGGTTTTGGAAAGCACCAGGAACGTCAGTCGGCTGGCTGACCGGGAAGTAGACATCAGGCTTGACCTTTGGGAGATCGAGAAGCGCTTGATGCCCGTACAAAATTATTACCAGCTAAAGACTGAACTTGGCTTGGCTCGGATGGCGACGGTAGAGGATCTGGAAAGAATGGGAGATATTTATGATACCGATTGGGCCGTGACCGGGGGGATTGACCGTGCCGATCCGATGAAGAGAAGGAGTGCCGCCAGAACCATGATTACATTCGTCGGGAAGGGTTTGCCGGGAAGCCGGACGCATCCCTATTCCTATGACGAGGACGCTTCAGTTCCGCAGTACATCTACATCTTGCTCCACATAGTCAGCGTGACGGATCACAGTCTGGAATCAATGAAAGAGATCATCGCCTTGTGCCACACCGAGTACAAAGGAATCGACATGATTACCGGAGAGCGGTGGGGGATATGGGATTTGGCTGCATGGTGTGAAGAGAATGGAATCCCGTTCGAAGCCGTTTACCCTACCTATGACAAGCAGAAAGGGGCTTTTGCGGAACTTTACATGGCCTACGGAACGGGACGGATCAAAATGCCTCCCCTTGGGGTAGCCGGTTCCAAAATGGATGACATTCTGGAAGAAGAAGCCATGGTATTCGATCACGATTCGGACAAGAGATGGTTCGGGTCGCCACAAAAGGATGAGAAATACGGCATCCAAGATGACGCGATGTATGCGCTCGGCTGGAACCTCTATGGCGGAAGATTGCTGACGATAGACAGTTTCAGGCCAAGGGTTCGCGCTCAGAGTTTCGGGATGTTTGTCGAACCACAAGGCAGAGTGGTCGGAATGGTTTAAGAACACAATTTTTGTTGACAAAAGGTTGAGAGTACAGTATAGATGAGCTTTCCCAATCCATCCATATTCTCCTTAGGGCTACCCTTAAACAAGGTAGCCCCCCATCATTGGAAATTTTTATTGACAAAAACAGGCACTTTCCTTAATACCATCTATTTAAGGGCTAACAGAACCGAATGAACGTAAACAATGCAGTCCAAAAATTGTCCGAGTTGCCAGATGATGAATTAATGAAACTGGCATTTATCCCGTGGAGCTACACAAGCTCCGGTTACGCAGGGAATGAGACTTCGGCTGTTGACTCAGATGGCTTTTCCCTCGTTGGATCTGAAAAAGAACCCCTGAATCGTCAATCCCTTCAAGCGCTCTGCTGGTCGAAATTCGGCGACAATCCCCAAATCAACAGTAGTGTACGGAACCTGATGGGCCGCCTCACGGGGTTAGGGTTTGAAACTTCCTCTGACATCATAGAGATCGAGAACGTCATTGAGGAGATCGAACTGGACTGGCGGAATCGGTTGTACAATTTTTGGCCGAAGTTTGTTGGCAGGTCATACGTTGAGGGGGAGTTGTTCATCGAATTGACCTGCCATTTGGACGGGTTCATTGAGGTCGATTTTATTGACCCGGCCAATGTTGATGGAGGCGGGGATGATGGTTGCGGGGTTACGTTCCACAGCAAGAAGGCGACTCTTCCAACGGCTTATCACATCCAAGAGGACAGCGGCAAGCGTGTCATTCCCAGTATTTTCGTAGCTTACGATCCGACCATCTTCGAAGATGCCATGGCGAAGGATGCCAATATCAAGACCGGCCAAATTGCGAGAAGCAGGAAAAAAGCCTTTGCTTCAATAGGTGGCTTCACGAAGTTCGTTACGGTGTGGGACAAGTCTCTGATTACACATAGGAATGTCAGCTACCTGAAAACCGTTATTGCGTGGGTGAATCAATACGAAACCCTAAAGAAGTATGAAATCGACCACAAAAAATCTGCCGGAGCTTATCTTTGGGTTGTTCAAATGACCGATCCGAAGTCGTTTCGAATGTGGTTGACAATGAGTGATGACGACAAACGGAAGACGGGGATCATGGCGAAGAAAACACCCGGCGGGACGATGGTTCTTCCTCCTGGGATGGAGATGAAAGCCTTGAATCCCACGCTTCCGCGAATTTCTGATGCAGACACGGACATTCTGCACATGGTCACAGCCGGGTTGAACGAACCGGAAGACATTGTGACCGGAGCGTCCAAGGGAACCTTCGCTTCCGTCAAAGCCTCCCGTGGCCCCATGTCGGACACGATAGCCAATGAGGTTGCGTATTTTGAGAAGTTCCTGCGGTTTGATTTCTGGAGAGCGGTGTTTTTCCTTAAATCCCAAATCAAGGGATTTCCCCGCACCTTTGCCGTAGATCAAGCGGTAGACTTCAAAGACCAAGAACCAGTATTCCGCAAGGTGAAGAAAACTCCGGAACAGCTTATCGAAATCAACTTCCCGACTACGGAAATGATCGACGCAGAAACGCGGGCGCGGGCATATCTTGGGGTGAAACACGGAAGCACCTACGACACCTTGGGTATTCCAAACAAGACCATCGCCGAAAAGATGGGTCTTGGAAACTATCGGAAGCTGCGGTTGGAACATGCAACCGAAGGGAAAAGGTATCCAGAACTTGTCCCGACTTTCGATCAAGAGTCCATGCAGGAAACGACAGAGGCAGAACCAGCCAAAGGGAAAAAGAAGGCGGCTGGCGTGAAGAAAGAGCCTGAAAAAGTAGGCAAGAACAAAGATAACGAATAGTCACCTCGCTTCTCGCAGTCGGACTGGCCCCCGACAGGTTGAGGAGCGTTTCAGAGGGAACGGCGGGTAGGAGCCTACCATCTTACCAGCCGTTCCCTTTTTTTTGGAGGAAATCATGCCTTGGACGACAAAAGATGTCGATGAACACAAGAAAGGGTTGACTCCAGCACAGAAGAAAAAATGGGTTTCGATTGCGAATGGAGTTCTGGAACAATGTCAAGCCGACGGTGGAAAGGATTGCGAAGGCAAGGCCATCCGGGTGGCGAATAGTAAATTCAGCGACGAGGGATTTGAAATGAAAACTGAAAACCAGAAAGTACCAAAGGCAGCGTTGCGCCTCATGGACAGCGACCATCCACAGGTCAAGTTTGCCATGGACGGTGAAAAAGAAAAGCTGGACATGGTGGTTTATTCCGGAGGGATCATCAAAGACCATTGGTGGTGGGGAAACCTTGCCATCGACTTGGAAGGGCTGACTTTCGGGAAAAAGAAATATCCCATCCTGGAAAGCCACGACAGCGACCGGAAAATCGGGTTTGCCGGGAAGCCGATTGTGGACAAGGAGCTTCGAATCAATCCTGACACGGTTCAGTTCGTGGACACGCCGGAATCGTTGCAGTTCCGCAAGTTGAGCAAGGAGGGCTTTCCATTTGAAGCCAGCATGTATGCTCAACCGTTGATGATTCAGAGATTGGCAGAGAAAGAGACTGCCGAAGTGAATGGCTTTACCATGAAAGGCCCGGCGACCATTTGGCGCAAGACGGCTTTTAAGGAAGCCAGCGTATGCGTCTTCGGGTGGGACAGCAATACCCGCTCGGCGGCGTTTTCGAAAGACGATGAAATGGAGATAACGCTTGAGGTTCAAACCAAGAGCGAATCGGCCCTTGCGGATAACGAGGGCAATTCTAGCAGAGAGGAGGGAGTAAACATGGAGCTTTCCGAGTTGAAAGCCAAGCACGCTGATCTTGTGCTGGCGATTCGGGAGGAGGTCTTGGCAGAAGTCAAAACTGAAAAGACCACTCTCGAAAAGACGGTTGCTGACCTTCGGACTCAGCTTCAACAGAAAGATGCGACGATTACCTCCCAGGAGGAGCGCGTCTTGAAGCTGGAGAAGTCGGAAGCAATCAGGAGGGAGAAGGATCGGGTTGCCGAAGCCGACAGGATTTGGGCCGAGAAACTTGAAGCAAGCGAGATCCCGGAACACCTGTATGCCAAGGTAAAGTCCCAAGTGGGATACACCCGGTTCGTCAAGGATGAAATTCTTGATGTTGAGAACTTCTCCAAGGCGGTTGACGCTGAAGTGGCCGATTGGGTCGGCAAGGGCGTCGTCAAAACCAAAATC